ATGTTACGAATATCGGCTCCAATAAGAGTAACATTATCTGCCAAAACAATAGGATTATCTTCTACATATGATCCAGCATAAACCTTAACTGTGTCTCCAGGAAGTGCAATTGCTGTCGCAGATTTAATTGTTGCTTTCGCATTATTTTCATCTAGACCATCATTTTCATCATTTCCATTTTGAGTTACATATAATGTCTTACCAGCAAAGGTTGTGCTACCAGCACCTATCTCAACAATTCTTGTACCAATTCCAACACCTTGAGTGTCTTGTTTAAAGAAAACTTTTCCATCATAAAAGTTTACAGCTAATTCACCTATCTGAAGTTGATCTAATTCAGGTTTTTTTCCAGGTACAGCTGACCTTTTTATCCGAATCGGAGTTGCCATTTATTATATTTGGTATTTACCGGACAAAGCAGTATATACTGCTCTTTTGATTTATTTATAAAAGATCAAGAAGCATTGTTCCTTCTTTTTCTATACATATAAAGATTTGCCGGAGGATCTGGTTTAATCCAATTCTTTATTCTTTCATATCGTTGCATACTAAAAAACTCCTGAGAAGAATACCATTCTTCCCAAGGAGTATGCGCTTTATTTTGATTACATGAATGGCAGGCACACAGACAATTTTTTGTAAAGTCTGGACCACCTTTTGATCGCGGCACAATGTGATCGATTGTCAATTCTTCTTCACAACCACAATATGCACATTTATTATCCCATTGATCCTTTATCTTTCGCCTCCACAATCTTTTTGCTTCTCCTGGACTTGTTGTTTGTAGGTGAAACAAATATTGCTGAGGTGAAGATAGGATTTCCATAAGCAGTTGCGGCTTATAATTATTTATTGACCTGTGCCCAATCCTTATCAAAAATCTCCATTCCTTTATCAGTCAAAATATGATCATACATTTGATCAAAAACTTTTGGTGGCATTGTAACAGTAGAAGCACCATTATACCAAGACCTTACTGCTCTTTGAACACTACGAATCGAAGCAGCAAGAACTTCTGTCGGAGCACCCTGAATACGATAAAGTTCTGAGATAGAACGAACTACTTCAAGACCAGCAACAGACTGATCATCAAGTCTTCCGACAAAAGGAGACACATACTTTGCTCCTGCTCTTGTTGCAAGAATTGCCTGTGCAGCACAGAAAATAAGAGTTACATTAACATTAATACCAGCATCACTCAATCTCTTACATGCTCCAATTCCTTGTCTTGTACAAGGAACTTTCACAGTCGTGCAGAAACCAAACTTCTCAAAAAGTCTCATCCCCTCATCAACCATTTGTTGTTGAGTTCCAACAACCTCCATACTGATATCTCGAATACCAATCTCTTTAATCTCTTCATATACATCATCAGGTTTTCTACCGCTTTTCATAATCAAAGAAGGATTTGTTGTCACGCCATCAATAAGTCCAGTTTGATAGTAGTGACGAATCTCACGGGTATCGGCAGTATCCAGGAAAATTTTCATGTTGTTTGAATATCTTTCTTATATATCTCTACAATAATAACACGATCAGCACAGGAAGTGCAACTGTTGTCATTCCAATAAAATACCCCGCCATCGTTGTGATGACGGGGCGAATACTACCAGGATTCATTTACTCTCCGTATTTTCAATATTTAGTATGTAAGCATTCCAAGTAACATAATACCAAAACAGAATATTGTAAAGATCATAATACCTATGCCAGCAACATAGACCCACATAGGAATACTATCTTCGCCATTATCAGTCATTCTTTTCCAATGCTTCGTCGATTGCTTTTTTTACAGTTTCTTTGAATGATTCACGAGGAATGAAAATGTCATCGTCCTCAGTCTTGTAGTCTGGATGTTTTTCTTTGAATGTATACTCTACATCATACAGAAGAGACTGTGTGATGTCATTGATAGTTTCAAGTGTTTGTCCTTGAAGTTGATCCCAAGATTTATATTCTGGGAACAAATCATTTTTAACACGATTTAGCAATGCTTTCTTACACTGCCAACGATCATCAAATAGATTGACAAACTCTTGGTAGTCATTGATTGATTTGAAATTAGGAATTGTCATTTGTTACAATCGGGATGAGGTTGAGGTAGTGTGGTACAAATGCGTTGAATACATTGCATTTGTCGATTATTGTCGGATTTATAGACTATCTTCATCATGGCAATGATACCAAAGACGAGGATAACATAAAATAAAGGACTTCGTGTCATTTCAGTCATACTTCCCAAGCATAAGATTTGAGTAGTTCGATGTCTTTTTCCAACTGCTCTATTCTATCACATAATTCTGTGAGAAGTTCAAACTTTGCTTGCCAACGATCATCAAACAGATTGACAAACTCTTGGTAGTCTTCTTGGTTTTTGAAATTAGGGATTGTCATTTGTTTTCTTGGTGCAGTTTGTCTAGTGCTTGCAATGCCATGATAGACTTGACAAGATCGACGATGGTGTCATTCTTGTCTAACTTTCGTGGGCGAGCAAATACTTCATCCCACCAATCAGCAACGACATCATAGAGTTGTTGTTCGTATTCATTCATAATATTGAATATCATTGATGCTACCCTCATAAGAGTAATTGACATACAGATTGTCACCACCGATGTTCATGTGGTACATCTTACCATCATTCATGTAGATGCCCAACCACACAGCACGTCCTTCTTCCATTGTTTCGAAGTGGACCATGCGTACATCTTCCAGCACAATCTCATCAGGGTTCTTCACAAATTCAGTCATTGTTGAAACATCCATCAACTACATTTTGAGTGTTTTTAACAATTTGATCAATCTCTTCTTCCTCTTTTTTCCATTGCTCAAATTTACCACGGAGATCTTCATCCATAGTTAGTTCATACTCTTCACAGACTTTGCGTTGGTCTGCTTCATTGACATAATCATTGAAGACAAGAGACATAGCACCACTACGAATATTTTCGGGAGACATGCCGACACACAACAAGAATTTCTCAAATAGTTTGAAGTATTGGCGGCAGTTGAGATCATCAGCAGGTGCAGTGATCAGATAATGCTCTTCGGGGAGCATGTCATCTTCAACAGTAGATCCAAACCCATTAGTGTAGGTGCGAGTCCAGGTAGCATCAAACTTGAGTTGAACGGTTGCTTCGTAAGTCATGCGTTTGTTTCGTATGAGGTTATTATACAATAAAAAACCGCCCCTGTGAAGAGGCGGTGGACACTTTGGGAAGTGGTTTAGAGTGCATTGCCCCTCGGGAGAACTTCCTCTGGAAATACAAAGTTTTCTCCTGGCTGGTCTACTGGTGCCATCCAGGCACGAAGTCCCTCATTAAGGAGGATATTTTTTGTATAAAAAGTTTCAAATTCAGGATCCTCAGCAGCCCTTATCTCCTGACTCACAAAGTCATAAGCACGAAGGTTAAGAGCAAGACCAATAATACCAATGGAAGAGGTCCAAAGACCCATGACGGGGACGAAGAGCATAAAGAAGTGAAGCCAACGCTTATTAGAGAAAGCAATACCAAAGATTTGAGACCAGAAACGATTGGCGGTAACCATTGAATAAGTCTCTTCCTCTTGGGTCGGTTCAAATGCCTTGAAAGTATTTGAACCTTCACCATCTTCGAATAGTGTATTCTCCACTGTTGCTCCATGAATAGCACAGAGAAGTGCTCCACCCAGTATACCAGCAACTCCCATCATATGGAAGGGGTTGAGCGTCCAGTTATGGAACCCTTGGAGAAATAGGAGGAATCTAAAAATCGCCGCAACGCCAAACGACGGCGCAAAGAACCAACTGGACTGTCCGAGAGGATACATGAGAAAGACAGACACAAAGACAGCGATAGGACCAGAAAACGCGATAGCATTGTAGGGACGAATACCGACTAGACGTGCAATTTCAAACTGACGAAGCATGAATCCAATAAGACCAAATGCTCCGTGGAGTGCTACAAAAGCCCAGAGTCCACCCAACTGACACCAGCGGATGAAGTCGCCCTGAGCCTCAGGACCCCAGAGAAGAAGAAGAGAATGACCCAGAGAATCTGCTGGAGTAGAAACTGCTGCTGTAAGAAAATTCGCACCTTCAAGATAGGAAGATGCAAGCCCGTGAGTGTACCAACTCGTAACGAAAGTTGTTCCAGTAAGCCAGCCACCAAGAGCAAGATAAGCACAGGGAAAAAGAAGAAGTCCAGACCATCCAACAAATACGAAACGATCACGCTTAAGCCAGTCGTCCAAGACATCGAACCATCCCCTCTGTTGAATAGGTTGTGAAAGTGTTGATGAAACCATTTTAATTTACCTTAGTTTTTTAAAAATGTTTGGAAATGTTATATACCTTTCCAAAATTTGATAATAGTTTGCTTGTGAATTTAACATATTTATTTTACATTACTTTACAATTTATATCAATGAGAAATTCTACTCATAAAAAATCCCCTTTCGGGGATTGATTTATATTATACCTTGTTTGGTATCAACCGAGATACTCAATCATACTTTGGAGGATGTGGGTATTGTCTCCTACAAGACCTAGTGCGGTGTTGCAGTTGTTGCAGAGCACACCCCGTATCTTGTTTGTGGAGTGGCAGTGGTCAATACACTTCTTGGATAGTTCTGCATCACATATTTGGCAGTTTGTATTAGACATCAAATTATTATATTGTTCCTCTGTTAGTTTAAATCTGCGACGGGCATATTCGTGAGGTTTATAGTATTGTCTGCGAACTTCTGTTTCACACTCTTTACATTTTGATTGAACCCCAGAAGGTCTACTACTTCTTTTAGAAAAACAAGAAAGTTCTTTCGTTTCTCCGCATCTGCTACAAGTTTTCATAATGGTATGGAAGTTTGGTATGGAAATATTTATACATATTACCATAAAAAAAGAGACCTGTAAAGGTCTCTTTAATGTTTATTCAGTTTTTAGGAAACTCAACCAATGGTTGGTGCAGTGAGGGC